CCTCTCCTACAACCACCCAGTCAAGGAGCTCGTCTGGTGCTTCTCCAACACCGCGTCCAAGAACTCCCTCTGGAACTTCACCACCGCGTCTGTTGCCACCAACATCGTCCTCGAGTCTGACCAGACTGCCATCGAGGCGTCCAACGCCTTCGTGCCCACCGCCCTCGCGGGTGCCCCCATGGTGCAGGTCGGTACCGGTGGTGGTGACACCGCCTTCACTGAGGAGGCGGCGGGTCCCCTCGACACCTTCAAGCTTGTCCTCAACGGCCAAGACCGCTTCAAGGAGCAGAAGGGTAAGTACTTCAACCAGGTGCAGTCTTACAACCACCACACTGGCTCTCCTTACCCAGGCATCTACTCTTACTCCTTCGCTCTCAAGCCAGAGGAGCACCAGCCAACTGGTACCTGCAACTTCTCGCGCATCGACAACGCGCAGGTTGCGGTCAAGATGAACACCGCGAACGATGCGACCTCCATGCACATGTTCGCGACCAACTACAACGTCCTCCGCATCCAGTCCGGTATGGGTGGCCTCGCGTTCTCGAACTAAATTGCTTACCGCATTTTAGTAAATAATTAAATAAAACTTCATTTTTAAAATGCACAGTACCAATGCTGTTTAAAAATGATTAGCATCCCTCAGTTGACCTATATTTTTTTGTTTTCTAAACTAAAATGCGCAACTTTTCACGTGCCGAATTGATTTCTACTCTGTCTATGATGTTATGCACCGTAGAAAATAACCCTGATATGGAAGTTCGTAAAACTATGGCACTGTCTATGTTGGAGGTTACAGTCAGTTATTACAATCTTCTCACACAGGAAAAGGGTGATAAGAAACTCATTCAGACCTTTTATGATAAGGCAAAAGGGCGTAGTGATTCCAGATTTACAAAGTATGTTCATAAATTCGAAGAACTTACTAGGCCGCCGCCGCCACCCCTGCGCCGATCGGCCCGGCTACTTAAAAACTAAAATTTATATTGAAATATCATGATAGCTGTAGGTCAAACCTACGCCATCGGAAGACAACGCACCTATCGACAACGAAAAAAAGCTGAGAAAAAACCATGTATGGAGAATGCTGACGCACTTTCATGTGCAATTCGCCATACAAGATGTTTGGGGTGTCCGTAGACCCGATAGAATCACCGCGAAGACGAAGCAGGACGAAGCAAAAAATAACTAGACCCAAACCGAAAACCAATCTTTCCGTGAGTTAAAAAAGAAAGACAATAAGTAAGTATGTACGAAATTTACACAGATGGAAGTTGTTTGGGGAACCCTGGTCGCGGTGGTTGGGCTGCTATTGGGGAGGGTATGAAACTTGGTGGTAATCTGAGGAACACCACCAACAACGTCATGGAAATGACCGCTGTCGTAAAGGCTCTCGAAAAGTGTCTGGAATTGGGAATCCTTTCGGTGCGTATTTTTACGGACAGTAACTATGTGAAACAGGGAATCACCACGTGGATAAAAAACTGGAAACGGAATGGGTGGAAGACTGCGTCAGGGACGCCCGTGAAAAACAAAGAACTTTGGATTGAGATTGACACCCTCACACAAAAAATGGAGATAATCGATTGGAAGTGGGTCAAGGCCCATAATGGAAATCCTCAGAACGAGGCGGTTGATGCCTATGCGAGGGAGTGTGCAAATATTCTCAGCACTTAGTAGATATGGGTGAAGAGGATGTGCCCCATTGTTGGTGTGATAAACAGGAGAAACTCTTAATCAAATGGGCAGAAAAGGCGGCTGGATACCGCTGGCTTCACAATCACGCTAGGTTGTATTACAAGAAGCACAACGATATGATGGCGTACCCCAATATAATTATAGCGAGTCTGACCGGTGTGGGTGGTTTTGCTGTTTTAAACCCGAATGGTACTGTCGAAGATATAGACACACAGAGAAGAATCGTAATATTTCAATACATCTTTGCATTCTTAAATGTAGTTGGTGGTATTCTCGCATCGATAAGTAAGTTTAGTCAAAGTCAGCAACTGACAGAGGCACATTCACTCATGTGCATTCAGTATTCTAAATTTTATAGAAATATTGACATGGAACTTTCTCTCGAGAAGGAGCATCGGGTAGATGTACTCGAATTTGTTTCAAAGGCTCGGGAAGAATATGACCGCCTTTTAGATGACGCCCCAGACATCCCGTCTATTTCGATACACGCGTTCAATGAAGAGTTTCCAGACAAGGAACATAAACCAGATGTATGTAACGGTTTAAGCATCATATTATGTGACACACCCACACGGGGTGCGAACACTGGTGTGAGTGTGGGTGGTCGATGGTTCGCAAAACAGAAGAGAAAAAGTATGGACATTGGATTGAAAGAAATAAATATTAGTAAAGAATAAATGACACCTATAGATAAATTTAGAATTATTATAACTATCGCATTGTTGTATGGGTTTCTTTATAGTATGTTGGATCCTTCAGAGTTTGGCTTCAAGTCGGCTCTCGATCCTTACTATTTTTCTTTTACGACTATGAGTAGTGTGGGTTACGGCGACTTTAGTCCCAAGACGGAACGTGCGAAGATGTTGGTAATGACCCAACAGGCGTTCATTTTCGGTGAACTCTTAAAGTTATTATTTAAACGAAAAAAATAAGTAACTTAGAGATTTTTCTATACACTATATAAATGAACACCGGAATCCTGATCGCTGGCGGACTGTGTCCAGGTGTTCACAACCTCGTACATGATCTCACTCTTTATGAAAAGTCTCAAGGAAATCATGTATTCGGATTTAGACATGGGTTTGAGGGGTTAAATCTAAATGACCGTTCTGAGATGCCAACACTTTCACGTCAAACAATGAAACTTGAATTGGCTGTACACACTTTAAAAGATGTAGATCGTCTTTACTGTCTGTGTGGAAATAAGTCTATGGAAAACGCCGCTTTACTCGCTCTCGATGATAGAGTCAAAACAAACATCATCGGGATAGCGAAGACGATGTTTGACGATTTTCCAGGAATAGAACCTATTGGTTCCAGAACAGCTGCGTTAGAATTTGAAAATAACATGGAAAATGCATACCGTAAAGCCGCGTCCGAACATTCTATTATTTTTATTGAAATGCCAAGTGAAAAAATGATGACACGTAAAATTTACAATCAGATTACCGACATTGTTAACGGGTTGACTGTAAATGAAATTTCTATGCATCAAATCAAAAATAACTATGAGACACAAGGATTCGCTCTCGTTCTCGTGACAGGAACAGATAGATATTGGGACATTATTGAGTATTTACAGCAAAACACAGATACCTCTGTGAGTGTCATGAGTCCGGCGTTTGAGGCATACGATGTTGAGCCATGTCTCTATGATAAGATACTATCTGAACGGGTAGCTCGTGAGGCGTTTGAACATGCCCAGATTCAGACGAACTTTATCATCGGTGGAGGTGGTACTGTGAAGTTTGAGGATTATCTTGATATAGTATAGGTATGTTCAGAGAGATGTTCAAGAATCCCAAGTTTGTGGGTGCTCAAACATCTCCACCCAACAACGTCGTCGTAGTAACGGAGGATGGGATAGAACAATACACTACACAAGAGTTTGTGTTCAAATCAGAGGCTATAATAGATAAACAATCTAAAGAAGTTAAAGGTACCCCACGAGGTAAAGAAAAGATAGTCCAACTCTTCATCGAACCGACAATTCGAAAGAAGGGGAGGTTCACCGTCACGATGTATGAGTTTTGATCCAATAGCTCAGTTGGTTAGAGCGTGGTGCTTATACACCGTATGTTTGAGTGGAGTCACATCCACATAAGGCACGCCAAGGTCACGGGTTCGAGCCCCGTTTGGATCATTTTTACATATGTGTCCCATATGTAAAAATGTTTTGAGAACCTAAGTTAATATTTATATTGTTTAAAATAAACAAAAACAATGACACTTAACTATTCCGACGACATTACTCTCGCTGAACTTGCGCGTCTCCTGGCGGAGGAGGAGAAGTCTACTAATGGGAAAATAGACAGCGAGGAAGACGAGGGGGAACCGGAAGTTTCTTCTGCTCCTCCAATACAATTTGTCGACGAGATGGAATTCTACGCAAGAAAGTTCTAAGTGATTGTATGCGTTACGGATCAGTTGCGAGGAAAGTGTTCAAGACGCGGTGGGGTCTCTACAATAAGGGACTTGTGGAGGACCACCATGTCATACCCAGAGAGTTTCGTGAACATCCAACTATAAAGGGTTTTAGATATGACATGAATGCGGGTGACAACATCATTCTCTTACCTACGCGGTTAGGTAAACATATACTCCGTGTGAGAGAGGATCGCCTTGTACATACTGGTAATCACCTAGCATATAATGCATATGTTGGTAGAATGTTGGATGTAATACAAAGTGAGGGCGACCTCTTAGAGTTTGTAGACTTTTTGAAATATTCATGTAGATACAGTCCCCACCAAATTCCGTGGTCTTAGTATCCCCACTTGAGCTTTATAGGGCTGACACCTGGGTGGGTTCTTGAAAAGAACTCTTTCCTCCCATGATTACTATGACCTATGAGACTTTTATGACTTCTATCTATATACATATAGTCTCGTAAATCTTTATAGTATACTCGAGCACCATTGTCAATGATGTCCTCGTGTTTCATATCAATGTGGTTGTCCATTGGTAGGAAATGTTTTTTGTACTTTCTCATATTGTCGACGTTTATGAGATAACATTTTGTACTTGATATCCAATCAACCTTTTCTAGAGTTCCTTCAACTTTGCTAGGAAGTCTAGAAAGACAGTGGAAAAAACACATTTCGAAGTTGGGACCCTTTTCGTCTATGACATTTTGGATCTCCTCATATAGTTGTGTTGACTTTATTACAACGTTATCTTCGAAAATCACAGCGTACCTGAGACCTTGTTTAAAACACCTGTTGTAAAATTCCATGTGACCCATAAAGCAACCAATGGCACCTAAATTAAAGTAAGTTATATCTGGTCTTCGCACCTGGGGATTGTAATGCATTTCCATAGCCTTCTCGAAGTACTCGGGTTCAATTAATCCCTCATATTCACGAGCAACCTTAACCTTCCTCGTATCAGGTCCATATATAATTTCGAGGGGTAAATCATTCTTATGACTTTGGATGAAACGTTCATGCCTCTTTTTTTCACTCTTTAGAGTTAGTAGGAAACATCTGTAATCATAGTGTGAACGTTTCGATGTTGTCCCTCTACCACCTTTATGTACCAAAATGATAAGAACTAAAACAAATAATATCACAAATAGTATCATACCTACTTAAAAATTAGAAAATAAATAGAGGTATGGATACGGACACCTTCGTAAACTGGATTGGTCTGGTGAGTGCTATACTTATATCGGTCATGTTTATCCCCCAGGTAGTACATGTTCACAAGACCAAGGATACCCACGCTATCAATTATACTTTCCTTGGAATAAATGTCGTAGCGAGTATTTTGGGTTTGGTGTACTCTATACATTTCAATGTAGTTCCCATGATCGTCGCGAATACGTCTGCTGGTCTTTTTTCCGTCTCTTTGGCTGGTATGAAGTTTGTAAATGGACTTAAAGAGGAAACACCTGAATATGATATATCCACTCCCGACGTGTAGTCGGTCGAGTGCCCACCGCTCTCATGGTGTAGTTGGTTAGCACTGTGGTCTTTGAAACCACCAACAGAAGTTCGAATCTTCTTGGGAGCTGTTTGGGTGGAGGGAAGGGCCGGTGTCCCACGTAAAGGGCAAACCCATTTGGAATGGGGGCATCGGCATTGCACCAACCTAACCTGAAATCCTAACCAGTGAATAAACGTTGATGGAGCCGACGGGGTGAGGAACCTTAACCGGACTCACCTCGGGGAGCCCTCTCTGTCGCGTTGTATTCA